GGCATCTGCGTCATGTAGGTAGTCAGACACGGCGGGTTCACCGAGTCCGTCCAGAACGGATTCACCTGCGCCGTCATGGTCGACAGCGCCGACTTCAGCCCAACGAGGAACGCTTCCGGGTTCGGAGTTGTGGTCATGCGACCGAGATCGGGGAACGCATATATGGGCCGAGGATCTTCGCGGCCATCGGGAACTCAGCGCGAAGACGGGTGGGACCCCACCCATCCAACCCCACGTAGTCGTCTGCCGCGTCCTTCGCCTTGTAGAGCTTCGCTGCGACCTCAAGAGAGGCGAGCGTGACTTCTGCGGGGACGGCAGCCCACCCGGGCTTCCCGATCACCCTCACGCTCTCGTAGCCATTCTGCGATGGCGGGAACCACTTACCGCCCACCGCACGGACCGATGTCCACGGATAGCCGGCGATCGACCCGTACCGTTGGTTACGAGGCTCGAGCAGATAGTCGGTGTTCAGCGTCCATGTGGTCGGGTAGGTACCTGACCCATCATCGACCGCTAGCGAGAACCCGGTTGTGGTGTAGATGTCGAGACCGAAACACACTTCCTGCCGGTTCTCCGGGTTGAGATAGAGAGTCCCTGCCGTCGCGTCGGGGTTGAATGTCCGGTCGCACATCGCTTCAACTGCGCGGGAGGCGACCGTACACACCGATGCGACGACCGATCCGAAACTGGATGTGTCTGATCCGATGTAGGCACGGAGGTCTGTGCCGGCGATGTAGTCCGTCACGCGCTCACCCCATCTCAATCACGGCGAGACCAACTATCTCCGCGCCGCATAGCCGCGGCGGATGTTCTCGGCGTTGGTCACTGGTTCTAAGTGCGCCGGGTTCACGCATGCGCGATTCCGGCAGAGATGATCGAGCGTCAGCCCATCGGGAATGTCGGCAACCAACAGCTCGTAGGCAAACCGATGTGCTTTGGGAGACCCGCTGCCAACTCGGAAGATGCCGTAGCCGTCCCAATCCTTACCAGCGTTCCACGGCCAACATTCTTCGTCCCCCGCGCGGTCGACCTTCGCCCAGAATCGTTCCTCGGGCGTGAGCCTTCCGCGTTGTGGGTCGCCGTGTCTTTGCCAGCAGCTGTAATGCTTCCCGCACCACCCGCGCGCTACTGGTCGCCTGTCGCAATCGTCGATTACGCAGACGATCGGGCCGGGTATACCCTTCGGCATCTCATCACCTCTCGCTAGGTGTTGGGCACGGTCCCCGGCTGTTTCCGCAGCGCGGGGACCACTTTCATTCTATCGCTCGGGTATCGAGATAACTGCGAGTCCCCAGCAGTTCGGCCAAAACTTGACTTCGAGTTGTTCGTCTCGGCAGAACTCGTCAACGGCGGTGCGGACCGGGAACTCGGGCTGTCGCCGCGTCCACCCCTCCGGGCGTTGCAACGCCGTGTCGTGCAGGACGATTCTTCCGCCAGGCCGGACCCGCCACTTGTACACGTTCAACTCAGCTCGGGTGTGCTGATACATGTGGCTCGTGTCGATGAACACGATGTCAGCCTCTTCAGGAAGCTGCGCGAGAGTCGATAGCGCGAGGTCATCGCCTTGCACGAACGTCCACCGCTCATGCTCAAGTTCAGGTTGCGGATCAATATCCACCGACCACAAATGCCCGTCAGTCAGCTCGAGGCCGTGCAGCCATGCAATCGTGGACACTCCGCCACGGGTGCCAAGCTCGATCACCGTTGTTGCGTTCAGTGTCGTGCAGAGATCAACGAACGTCGGGAGATGCTCGTAGATGTCGGAAGGGGTGCGGCATGCTTCCTCGTACGCGATCATCGGACTGCGTAGCTTGCGAACCGGCCGAACGCATCCAACGTCCACGACTTCGCGGATCGGAGATCCATCCCTGCGACTTCAGCCGCTTCGCGCGCATGGTCGGCGTGGGCGTCGAACTGCATGTCGTCAACTACGATCGTGCCGCCCGGCGAGACCTGCGAGAACGCGAACATGAAACCTTCGTTGCGGGTCTCTCCTCCCGCGAAGTCGTACACAACGAGATCACGTTCCGCAGGCGGGTAGTCGTCCATGAGGACAAGCTGCTCGGTCTTCACTCTTCGACTGTTCAGGAATGCGCGGGTGTACTCCAACCATTCGGGCGAGTCGTCCACCGACCACACGTTCGGGCAGTACTTACGGAGAACGTAGCTGGTGAACCCTGACCCGAAATCGACAGCCGAACTAGCGGAACGGGCGAGTACTCCAACCCAGGTGGCAGTCTCAAGCGAGATGGCCATCTGCGCCATCGACACGTAAGTGGTGTAGTAGTCGTACGGTTCGGCGAGTTCGGCGCGAACGTCGGCCATCACGTCGATCGGGAGCGTTTCCATCGCCCGTTATGCGAGGCCAGCAGCGTTCAGCAGCTCATCGCGTCGTTTGCCTACTTCTGCGATCGCCGCGTTGTGCGCTTGCGCCGCCGCGGTGAACGCGGCGCCCGCTTCTGACTCGGCGCGCACAGCGTCTCGATACGAGCGCAGTAGCGGCGAGATCGCGGTTACGTCGACTGCGTCTGGATCCGTCTTGGGCATGTTCAACCTTCTCTCGGGCGATACCACGACTCGGGGACGTTCGCCGGGTCCTGCATCCACTTCGGCCACGTCTTGTCGACGTCGACCGGGACCATCGGCAGGCCATCAACGTGGAGGCCTTCACGGAAGTATCGGTCGGCGTTGTCGATGATGCGTTGTTCGACTTCGGGATGGCAGAACGAATGAACCTTCGCAAGCCACGCTTCACGCGTCCCACCCAACCAACTGAAATGCCAGCCGCCGGCTACTTGCGGGTTCGCGTTTCGGCTGTCGCGCATCGCTGCGAACGGGCCGCCTGAACGTCTGTCCGCAAGATGTTTGATGGCGCCCACCCGGCCTGCGACGGTGCCGTTCCATCCCTGCGGATAGAGCCAGTCGATCGCCCAGAAATGGGCTCGCTGATGCAGCGATACCAGCGACGACCCGCGGGGTGTGACGTTCCGTGCGGCCAACACGGACGGGATTTCGTCGGCGTCGGATTGGAACACGATGTCGTTGTTGTCGGCGTCGAGTTCTTCGAGCCCTTTGCCGATCCATTCGCGTTGGGAGTGTTCTCGCATCCACGGGTTCTTGAGGTGCGGGAACTCTTCGGCGGTGGGGAGGTCGTCTGCGACGACATAGGTGATCTTGTCCTTCCACGGAGCGAACCTGTCTTCGTTCTCGCGGTAGTTGAGCGGTTTCGGTTGCCCCTGATGGTCGAGTGGGGCTTCCACGACGATGAATCCGTCGACCGCTTCGTACAGCTCGGTCAGTCTGCACTCCAAGAGGAGCAGTTCGGTTTCCGATCCTGCGAATGGAAACGCATCGAAGCGGCGCATCAGGCGCGCGCTCGTGTTGTGCGTGCCATTTCGATCAGCGGTACCCGCTCCTTGAAGGTTTCCTGATCCTCGTCTGAGAACTCCACCGCCTGCATGTATGTCGGATCAAAAAGACGAGCCTGTTCGTCGCCGATGTAGCCAGGGTGGAGATGCTCAACGATCGAATCGAGGCACGGGGAGAACACGCCGCGCGCTCTTGCGAGTGAAATGATCTCCTTGTCCGTGAACCAGTGCTTGTACACCTCCGGGGCCAGAACCCCGGGGCCGTCGAGGCAGGCACCGTAGGTGTCGACGTAGGAACGTCTGACGAAGAAGTGATCGGCGTGGGAGCCGTTCGCGACCGCAGGGTTCTTGACGGGTCCGGTGGTGTCGTTGGTGCCGATCACGTCGTACTCGGAGGAGAGTTTGCGGGCTTGGTCGAGCCAGCCTTCGTGGAAGCGCACATCGTCACCGATGCACAACACCCACGGCTCTTGGGTACGGCTGAACCCCTCGTTCAGCTTCTCAGCAAACGTGTGCGCGGTTGCCGTCGTCACGCCGACAATGGATATCTGGCCTATGACGTCCAGAACCGCGTTCGTCTGTGCCTCAGTGTCGCTCGCTTCGTGGATGAGATAGAGCGTCGCTTCACCCGAAGGCGTGTTTGCAATGAACGACTCCACTAGTGGTGCGACGTTCTCTGGTCGGTTCAGGACCGGGCACAACACCGCGACCGCGTTCTCGTCCGGCATCGGTTCCCGGTCGAGCGGCAACACTTCCGGCTCCGCGATCAACTCCGCGAGGGCCGGCTTCCAAAACTGTTCGTACACGAACTTCGTGTCGTACTGCGACCCGTGCACAACGCACGCCTCGACCATTGCGGGACGGTCGGCTTCCCACGCATCCTTGATCTTCGCGAACACGTCCGCGATGTACGGCTGTAGATACTCCGCATGATGCGGCGGGTCCCACTCCGGCTGACCGTCCACCAACCAGCCAGTCCCCTCGGGGACCAACTCGGCTTGTGCGGCGAAGTCGGTCGCGATGACCGGTGTCCCACACGCGTGCGCCTCGATGATCGGGACGCAGAACCCTTCCCCATGACTTGGAGCCAGCAGCACGTCGATGGCTGAGTAGACCGCGGCCATCATGTCGGACGTGAACCCGACCATCAGGTGATACTGGTCCGGCCCTCCCCCGAAGTGGATTTTGTGTTCCTGTATTCCTGCGAACACTGCGAGCTCGCGAAGGTTGATCCCTTCCGCGCCACCCCGCCATTCCGAATGGACGTACAGGTGGGCGTTGGCTTCGGGGTGCATGCGGTCGAACGCTCCGAACGCCCGGAACGCCTCGTTGAACCCTTTCCGGTCTTTCGCCCACCCTTTGTTCATGGCGACCATGCCAACCACAAACGCGTCGGCGGGGATCGGACGGTCCATGTCGAGCATGTTCCGGCCCGACACCAGGCCCGACTGCAAACTCACATTCGTGGTCGGTTTGAAAACGGCCGTATTCACCGAGAGCGGCGCATACAGCGGGTCAAGTCCGCGGCGCCGCAACATGTCTTCACCGAACTCTGACATTGCGATCGGTACCGCGTCGGTCCGCGTGAAGAACTCGGCGACGTTCTGTTGCACGCCCAACGGCGAGTAGTGATCGACCGGCACCCACGCCGCGACGTTGAACCCGGTCAACGGGTTTTCGATGCCCCACACGTCGGTGCAGATGATGATCCAGCCCGGTTCACGTCGGAAGAAGTGACCGGCGTGCATGTGGAGGATGTCGTTGCCTTGGTAGTCGAACTGGGAGCCGTAGACGGTGATCCCGTCCCAGTTCTGTGCGCCGCCTTGTAGCCCGTAGGTGCTTGAGCAGGCGACTTCATGGCCGTCTGCGCGGAGCATTTTGGCGAGGTGACCGATCTGCACGCCGTACCCGGTGGGCGCCCACGGCGCATTCCCGTGAATTAAAAAGCGCATCAGCGGGTCTCGGTTGCGCCGAGGTTCGACACGATGCGCAACATCGGCTTCGTGATGACAACCCACTCATCGTCGGTCTTGGTCACGTTCACGATGTCTTCACCGCGCGATTCGATCGCGCCGATCAGGTCGTCAAGTGACACGCCCGGAGACGTTCGGTACAACGGCATAAGGAATCCTTCCGTGCAGGAGGGTCGTGAGACCGTGCAGGTAATGCAGCGGCCTCTGACTGCCAAGCCGTCAACAGTCAGAGGCGCGCTGCGACCTCCTGCACGGAGGTCTCGGAACCAAACGTTGGTCAGGTCACCGACATCTTCAAGATGTTCAGTGCCTTCGTGTCAATCAGGTTGGAATCCGTGCGAAGAATGCCGCGGAAGGCCACTTGATTGAGATTGAAGTAGAGATCGTTGCTGCGTTCGAGCCGAAGGCCGGCAACGTCTCGGATGTAGAACGCTGACCAGTCGCCGTAGACCGCGATCTTCGCGTTGGAAGCGATGCTCGCGATGTTGGCGTCCGAGTAGATCGGATCGCCTAGGAACCGGTCGGGCTGGCCGGGGATCACACCGACTGTCGGGGACGGCTGCCACAAGTACGCGCCTGCGGTGCCGCCGGTTTCCCGAGCCTTGCGGAGCTTCCCTGCTGTCGTGTTGTGGACGACGAACGCGGGGTTCATGGTCCGGTATCCGTCAGCGATGCTGTATTGCAGGTCGATGAACGGGTCGACGAGACCGGAGATTCCGTTCACCTGGTCGAGGGTCGTGCCGCCCGTGAACACCGTCCCTGCGGCGCCTGTAGGAGCGGCGGTGATGATCCCGGTCGGTGCGCCCGAACCGCCACCCGTCGCGTACGCGACGCCGGTGACGATGCCGAGGGAACGGCCGATCTGTTCGGAGACGAAACCGACGACATCGACTGCGGAGTCCTCGAGCATGTCGTTCGACACGGCCGAGAGTTGCCCATAGTCGTACGCGGAAAGCGTCATGTTGCCGAGCACCGCGGTTCCTGCGGACACTGCGGTGACTTGCGACGCGATCTGCGTACCCACCGAGTGGGTGACCACGCGAGGGAACGACATCGGGTTTCCACCGTTGGTGGTGATAACCCGCGAGATGCGGCGAATCGAGTTCGAGTTCACCATGAACGCGTAGATCGTGTTCGCCACCGTTGTGGGGACCGTCAACGAGCCGCCAGTTGCGCCCGCGTCGGTTGCGTAGGTACGGAGCTCACTGAACGGCATACCCGAACGGAGAGCCTGGTAGTACGCGGCCGGCACTGACAGGTCGATGTTCATCGCGTCGGTACGACCACCGCCGCCTGTGAACTGGGCGGTTTCGCGGCCACTGCGGAACACGGACCGGATCTCGGCTTCCTCGGCCGCGTCGCGCCGTTCTGCCTGAGCGCGTTCGTCGGGCGTGGTCACGCGGCGGAGTTCCTCGTTGACCTGCTCGAACTCTTCCTTGGCCTTGTCGGACGACAAGATCGCTTCGCGGAGGGCGTCGATTTCGTCGATGCGCTTCATCGTCTCGTCGAAGTTCTTCTTGTCTTCGGCGGTGAGACCACCGGCCTGCTCTGAACGGTCAAGAAGCTCCTTAGAGCGTTCCCAGACCTTCATCCGCTCTTCGTTGATGGCGCGGACTCGCTCTTCTGCACTGGGCATTGTCATTCCTTCCAAGTTTCCGCGAGATGTTTCCCGACTGATGTCGGTTGGCGAGCCCGCGCGGGGGTCGGCCTGATTACTTGCGCCGCTCGAGGAGCTGCGCGAGTTCTTTGGTGATCGGGAGACGGAACTTGCGTTCTGCGAGCGCGTCTCGGAGAGAGTCGAGATTCGCGTCGAGTGTCACGGACTGGTCAACGTCAAGAGTGAGGGCGCCCGTGATAGTTCCGCCTCGAAGAGGTACGTAACTGTTCGCCTCTTCCGTAGCAATCGCAGCACGGAGCTCTCGGATCTCGGCCAGCAGTTCCTGCTCGCGCATCGCGGCTTCGGTGTTCGGGTTCGCGCCGCGCGCCACGACCGAGATTTCGAGCAATGTCGCTTCGGAGATCTGACGTTCGGTCATGTCGGCGTTCCACGAATCACCCTCAGTCGGGATACGCATCCCGACTGACATCTCGTCGATATACCCATCGCGGATACCGACACCGAGGTCTTGCGCGCGCTGGCTGTCCTTCGGTAGGAGAGCCTCCCAATCGAGCCCTCGCTGGTCCGTCCCGAGCCGAAGGTTCTTGGCCTTCGTCGACGCGTACGGCAGACCGCCGTGTGATTCGAGAAGCTGGATCTTGTGACCTCGCTCCGAAAGGGTTCGGTCCCATGTACCGGGCAGGATCTCTTCGGAGAAGTCCCCGAAGCGGTCGTGGACTTGGTACGGGTCGTTGAATGTCGAAGCGTAACCGCCGACCTTCCATGAGCCGTCCGCCTGCTGGCGCGCCTCGAAATCGGAGAACGTCCGAAGTTCGGGCGTATCTAGGGCACGTCGTTCCATCATCTATCCAGTCGCCGTGAGCGGATCGGGAACGGCTTGCAACGTCGGTGGGGCTTGCGGTTGGGTCTTGAGATCTGCGGGCATCGGTCCGTAGTCCTCGAAGTCGCGAGCTTCCTGCGGCGAAAGCCATCGGCCAGCGATGGCCTTCGTGTAGTACTCGCCCCGGGCCGTGAGGTCTCCGCGCTTCAAGCCATCCAGGTTGAACTTCAACTCGTGCGGCCGCGGGAGCAGGTCGTAGAACGCGGCTTCGAGCGTCACCAGCCATCTGGTCAGTGTGAACGTCGCGAGCCGCACTCCCTGGCTCTCGAGGTTGTTGTAGGTCACGGACGAACCGGAGCCGAGCGCCATCCCGAACCATGCCGGGTCGACCAGGAACATCTGCGAACAGATCTCTGCGCTTTGGAACTGGCGTGACTCGAGGAACTGCGCTTGCTCTGGCGCGATCGAGAGCGGCTTCCAATGTGCGTTGTTGTCGAGCAGGCCGGGACGGTGTGCGTTCGCGAGTCCAGCGTGGTCGCCTGCGAACTTGCGGACCGTGTCGCGCGCCTGGTCCAAGGTCAGGTCGGCTTCGGTTTCGATCACGCCGGACAGGGATGCGCCGTTCGAGTAGAACCGCGCGGCGAACTCCTGCGCTGCGAGACCAACACCGATCGACTGGCGCGCCGCCTCAATCGGAGAGATACCGACCACTTGGCCGGGCGCGCAGATGCCCTTGAGGTGCAACATCCGGCCACGGAACGGGCGACCCTTCACCTCGTACGTGACGGTCGGCGCGATCGGTCCCGGCTCCTGCTTCACCGTCACCACCGCGGGGTCGAGCACGGTGAGCTCGTTCGGCATTCCGTTCCCGTCGATGCCGTACGCCCAATACGCGTTGCCGTTCAGCAGGAGGCTCGTTACGGTCTGGGACACGAACTCGGTCATCGTTGTCGACGAGTTGGGCCGGCGGAACCACTTCGGAGGCGACGCGACCTCAGTCCCGTCCTCTTCCCTGAGAATGTGGCGCGGCAACGTCGAGATTGTTCCGGCGATCAACTGCACGCATCCGTAGACGGCGAGAAGTTGCTGCGCGGACGTGCTGTTGACCGCGATGCCAGACGCGGACGGTGTTGCGAGGTTCCAATCACCCCACGGGGTGAGGCCTTGCATGAACTCCGCAGCACGGTTCTCAGTCTTCTGGAACATTCGTCCGAGCATCAGCGCAGCTCCTCAAGAGTCCCAAAGACGAGCAGGGCAATCCCGGCGACGAAAACCCCGAACATCGGAGCAACCGAGCCAGCAGCGGCGATCACGCAGATAGCGCCAAGGATTTGAAGGACTGAAGCGAGCATCAGACCTCCGAATACAGATCTTCGGATGACCAGTAGGTCGGGGGCTTCGCTCCATCGAGCGTTTTCCCGACCGCGATGGTGATCGCTACGAGCGGCGAGATATCGACCTGCGACGCTGATTGTGACCATCGCCACGAGTCTCCAGCGGGTTTGATCGCCGCGCCCGCAACCGCGGCATCGAGAGGGGGTTGGCCGATGTGACGGACAGTTCCGTCTTCGACCTTCTGCTGCAGCGTCGCGCACGCTTTCGCGAACTCGCCATCACCGAGTTCGTCGAGCGGAACTCCCGCGTCAGTGAGATCGTTGATAAGACCTGCGGCCGGCGACCGCGGGTTGAGTGCGATCGGCCCGTACTTCTCCGCGTATTCCTTCGCTTTACCGACAACCCATCCCGTTCCAGGTGCTCGGTCGATCATCTCGACGTGTGCGAGACCGTCAGCGCGGGTACCAGCTACACCAAATGAGGAGAACTGCATCCCCGGCGACACCGCCAGAGCAACAACGAAACTCTCAACTGTGGACTTCGGGTCGAGGCAGGCTTGCCATTTTCCCGCTCCGAATACACCAGCGCCTGAGTCCTCAGCCGAGGGAACCCCAAGACGTTCGCGGGGGAACTCGTCGCCCATCTCCCGCATCGCTTCGTACTCAGTCGCCACATGCTCTTCAGGAATCCGAATGTTCAATCCCGGATTGGCGTTCGCCCACGCATCCCGATCTTCCGGATCAACGTCAGCGTCGTTTCCCCACTCCGCGAGAAACAGCCGCCCACCGTCACCCTGCGCACGTCTGATCAACCCGTGTAAAACCTTCGAGTCCGCGTGCGGCGCGGAACCCGTGTACCAAACCTGCGGATTCGGTCTTGCCGAAAGCGCGGGGAGCATCGCGCCGATGGACTCTTGAGGGAGGAACATCGCCTCATCCATCACGATCAAATCGCCCGTGAACCCTCGCCCCGATCCTCTTGACCGAGCAACGAAATTCAGACGTGCCCCGGATTTCAGTCCGATGGACTCGGCGCCGGCACCCGTGTGGATGTAGGCGACCTGCTCGAACAACTCGTCCGACCCGCGGATCAAGGTCTGCATCCGAAGGAAGTGCTCGCGGGCGGTTTTGAACTCGTGAGCGGAGTGGACGATCAGCCGCATCTCGAACAAGAACAGGGCGGCGAGCTCAAGCGCCTCGAGGATCGACCCTTTCCCGTTTTGGCGGGGAACGATCACCGCGGCTTCAAAAGCGGCCCAACCGCCGTCGTCAGTTTCGGCTAACGCCTCTTCGAGGACCCAGCATTGCCAGTCGTCCAGAATGAGCCCGGCCGACGCGGCCAACTCAACTGCTTCGGGTCCGGAGCTAGTTACTTTCCCCGGAGGCAAGTGCGCGAGCCGCGGCCGCT